TACCAAGCTGAATTAATAGTGATTCGTTCTATTTCTCTATTAGGGTAATGGCTTTCGGCATAGGATTTAATAACTTCATCAAAATAATTTCTTTTCCATTTTAACATAACTTCTGGGGTTATTAAAAACTCTCCATCTTTTCCTAATCCACCGGCTAGTTTAAAGCCAAAACGATAATTTTGTTTTTCTTCTTCCGGCAAGTTTCTTATTTTTTCTAAATCTTCTTTAAAATCTTTTACCAATTCAAAAGGTAAATCCTGTAAGGATATAGAAGAACCAAAAGGTTTGAATATTTTTACATTTATTTTACTCATTTTTTATTAAACTCCACACATCCCCTCACATTCATTGTTAAATAAATCTAATTGATCTGTTTTTTTATTAAAATCTATTTCATTTATTGGTTTTAAATCTCTATGTAAAAAAAGTTTATCTTTTAATTTTTCAGAACCAGCACTTTTATTAAATCTAATATTTGATCTAATTAAATTATCAATTTTTATAACTTCATTCCATTCATCTTTATCTTTTTTAACTTCTATCCATTCTTTATTTGAATGAAAAGGGCAAAAAGTACAAGCTGATCTTGGGGGAGTTGGATAATTATTATTATTCATCCATTTAATACAATCATTTCTTGTTAATTTATTATCTATTAATGGATAAATATTAGTAATATATTTTAATTTATTTGTTTTCATTCTTTGAACTTCGTCTATGGAAATCCCCATTAATAGTTCTACTTTAGTTTCTTTTTTTACTCTTTCACCTTTTTTGTAACCTAATAATTCCCTTATTTTTTTTGTTACAGGTTTTATTTTATAGTCTGTCGTACACATTCGTCTAATCATTCCCTTTTTTCCTGTTATAATGTTTTGTGTAAAAAATGGTGCGGAAAAAGATTTATATTCTCCTTTAGAAGCATCAATAATATCTTGTTTTAAATTTCTCCATTGAACTATATAAACAGGAAAAGAAACTTTTTTTTTTAAAAAATCTAACCACTTAATTACTTTTTTTGGCTCAGCTCCCACATCTGCAAATATAGCTGCATCAACCATAGGTATTTCTCCTTTTTCTATCATTAAAGCTAAAGTTGATGATTGAACTCCAGCACCTAAACTTAATATTCTTAAATTTTTTTTCATAAATCTGCTTCATTATATAAATCTTTAATAGGAATAGCATAGCAATAAGGCCTAGAAGCTATGCCAAAGTTAGTTAAGTATTTATCGTCTGGTTTAGTAAAGTTAGGAAACCAACCCATTATTTTAAAGTTGGGGTTTTCATCTATAACTAAAACAAATTTACATTTTTTATCACTAGGTCTAATAATTAAAACATTGTTGGGTTTTTTAAATTGGGAACGAACTTCAATGTCTTTTCCTATATCCGGTTTATTGTAAGTGCTATAAGTATCACTATAACTACCATTCCAAAAAACATTTTTCCATTTTGCAAAAGCCACTTCACAACAAGCACCGCTAATACCTAAAGCTAAAGTTTTTTCTACTGTTCCTTGATAACCATGACCAAAACTACGACCCATTTTTTGATTTTCTATAAATCTTCTACCGGCTACATCATGAGCTAATTGTACTTCGTAAGGTTCTAATTTAATTTCTATCAATTTCATCTCCCCAACTATCCCAACCTTTAACCTTTTGCCTAGCAAAGAGTTCAATTCTTGGTAAGTCGCCACATAAATTTACTATTTCATTTCTAACTATATGTGGTTTTTTGCTGTGTTCCCTACGCTTATCAATTACTAATTGTTTTACATTTTTAGAAATTCTTTTTGGACTACCTTTAGTTGCTAATAAACACATTTCAGGATTTGCCCTTGTCCAGTATCCTAAACCCATAAAAAAATTATTCATTTGATTCGTTTTAACCCATGTAAAAGCCACCGTTTTATATTTAAAACCCCATTCTTTAAGTAGTCTAAAAGATTTTTCAAGAAAAGGATCAGTAACCCACAAAAACAAAACGCAATCCACACTACAAATATCAGAAATAGGCAACTTACATATATCGTTGAACTCCATACAAGAATAATGTTTTGTTGCGTTGCGTTCTTCGCCTTTTTTAGAATAGCTTTTAAAGTAGTAAGGTGGATCGGCATAAATTATTTTATATTTTTTTTTAGGAAAACGAATCACAAACACCTATAAATTAAATTTTTAAGTGTTGGGTTCTTTGATAGAACAACCGCAAATTCTTCGGCAAGAATAGCTGTGTTTTCTTCGCCTATTTTATTTATATCTTTCTTGTTTAAATAACAAATTATATGCCAAACTTCATGGAAAAGTATTTTTCCTAGCATTAATTTAGATAAATTAGGGCTTATCGTAAGCGTTGAAATATTGGGGTCATATAAGGCCAAACAATCTTTGCATTTATCAAAGAAAACCCTTATTTTATGCCGTTTATAGCGTATTTCCTTTAGCTTCATAGTGAATCAGTATAATTTTATACTATATATAGTATGAAAAATAAATATATAAAAATTGTTGATTTATTATACAAATAGTTATACAAAATATGTATGGCCGAATCAAAGTTTATACCAATTAAAAAATGTTATTTGGATATAGGATTAGATCATACAAGCCCATCACAATTTAACAATCCGTTAGATGTCTGGGTCGCCAAGTATGTTTTATTAACACCCATAGAAAGGAAAAAGCTCCCTCCTAGTATGTCTATGGAATTTGGTGGGTTTGTAGGCCAAGCGGTTCAAGATATGAAAACTAAAAATTTAACTTTGGAAGAAGTTTATAATGGAAAAGGAAATAATAAATAACTTGAAACAAAAAATAGAAGTGTTGGAGCAACAACTTAAAGAAAAAGATCAAGTTATAGAACAAGAAGTTCGTTATAAACAAAATGAAAGAGTTAAATGTGATTTAAAGGATAAAGAAATAAATACTTTAAATGAACAATTAAAATTAAGTTTTAAAGTCTTTAACCAAATTGAAGATAAAATATTAAATATAGTAAAGGAGATATTAGCCATATATGGAAAAACAATCACAGACCAAAAAAAGCAGTAAATCTATATACGAAAAAGTTTTAGATGTAATGCAACAAGTGGGGAAAGTAGAGAAAAGTGCTAAAAAAAATGGTATGCACTTTAACCCTATTGAACATGACCAAGTTACTAAAGTAATAAGGAAAGCGTTAATAGAAAATAAATTATTAGCAATTCCTAAATACTTAAATCAAAGAACCATAGAAAATTATTTTTATACTGAATGTAATTTAACTTTAATTAATGTGGAAAACCCAAGAGAAAAAATAGAAGTAGAAGGTGCTTCAGCGTTTGCCAAAATAGATAAATACGCTACCGGTAATGCTATTTCTTACGCTACAAAATATGCTTACCTAAAAGGTTTTTGTTTAGAAACCGGCATGGATAGTGAAGATGGTTTTCCTGCACCAAAAGATTTCGTTGTTAATAGAAGAGGACTCCAAACTAAATTAAATGCGGAGCAATCTAAATTTATGAACAGCGGAGAGTATCAAAATATGTCTAAAGAAGAACAAAAAACAGCTATGGCTAATTTTGATAAAAAAAGAAAAGCCATAGACGATGCACAAGAACAAGGAGGAAATCATGGCATTGAACTCTAACCAAATAACAATTTGGAAAGATAAAAACAACATTAAGACTATTGGTACTGGTAATGTTAAAGATGATAACGGAAACTATACCAATTTTTCTTTATCTGAAGTTTATAGTAAAGACGGAAAGATGTTAGGTTTAGGTCTTAATATGCAAGTTGCTTTATATTATCCCAATGAAGCGGAAAATAAGATAGCACTTAACACAAACTATAAACAACCCATTAACATAGAACCAACTGTGGAATTGTTAAAAAGGTTTAATAAGAAAGTTAGTGTAGCATTTAAAAATCCTGGAGATGAAGAAAAAGGAAAATCTGCTAACTACAATCTTGTTTTTAACGATCCAAAGGAGTCTAAACAAGATGGAATGAAGTTCTAGTTGAATCATGATGAAGTTTGTTGTTGTTTTTCTTCACTTGCTAAATGGCGAAGTTGCACAAGCTACTTTTAGTGCTTCTTTGCCATATTGGCAAATGCAAACTTGTAATCAAATGGTGGAATCAATTACAAAGTTTGAAGAAAATTCTAACTACAAAGCAGGAAACGGCCAAACTTGGATTCATAGAAAATACAAAGACAATATTGTAGTTTTACACTATTGCAAGACAGACAAAGGACAATGGTATAATTGGCCACCTGGATTAGAAGAAGCATACATTAATGGATTAAGAAATAATATAGAATGAAACCGGCACTAGATACATTTTTTGAAGAATACGGAAAGAAGAAAGGCGTAGAACTTTTAAATTCATATTTTAAAAATATGGAGGATGATAATAAAAAAAGAACTTACGATTCTATTATTAAACTTTCTAATGAATCTAAATTTGAATTACGCTCACCTAGATATTTAAGAGGTGTTAAACTTTGGGGAAAATCTGAGGGGTTCTTCCCTTTAAAAAATCCTAATTCCGGTATTTATAAAAATTATATAGAAAAGGAAATATGAAAAATTTTAATGAAGATAATATAAGATTTATTAACCAACTAGATAAATTATTAAAACAAAAAGAAGAAGATTATGGAAGTTTTGATAGAACTTCTTGGGTAATGACACAATTATTAGAAAATGTTTTAACCGCCCATAATGGAGTAAAGGTTAAAGTATCTATAAAAATATTTGGTATATTTATGATTATGCTTAAACTATGG